CTCCGTGGAGTCCGTGAAGATGACCTTGTCCGCATAATCGCGGTAGGTGGTCGTGTTCTCGGAGCGTCCGAAGACGATGCCGTCGCTCGAGATGAGGCCGATCTCCTCGAACTCAGCGCCGAGCTCAGCGGACGGGCTGGTCGGAAGAGCCGTGCCGATCGGGGCGCGGAATGCGTAGCCGTTGCCGTCGGACGGACCCTTGGCGACGCCGATGTATTCTGTCATTTCATCCTCCTAGATGTTGTCTTGCGGCACGTCGGAGCTCACGATGCCGTATACGCAGCGGTAGCGCCCCTCCATGCCATCGGTTATGTGCGATAGGTTCTGAATGGATTGCTTGTCAACCCTGCAGATGCGCGGTTGCGAGACGAGCCCGGGCATGGCGGCATCGACTTCCAGGGCGAGCGCCGAAGCCCCGTACCTCGTTGGCGCCACGCAATCGATCGCGATGGTCGCATCGTCGACGTACTCCGAATGGGTGCCTCCCGTTCGGTCGACCGTGCAATAGGTTGCTGGCGGATCGTCCGGGACATCGGCCGCGCATGCGAAGCCGCAGGTGCTCAGATAGGCGACAACGGCCGCTTCGACGTTCGTCCTCATACCTACCACCCGCACCCTTTCAGAAGCGTGTTATGCTTCGCGTCCTCGTATGCGACGGCGAGCCCGTCCTTGCCGAGGCGGCGCATGTAGACCTTGCCGATGGCGCTGTAGCGCCCGTTATCGACCGCCGCGCCGTAAGCCTGCGCCTTCATGGGCGCATGCCATCGCACGAGCCCGTTGCACCTCGCCGCCGCCTGGTCGCATTGCCCCTGAAGGAGGTCTACGATGCCAGCGGAGTTGAGCAAAGCCCGAACCTCTCCCGTATGGATTTTGACTTGCACGCTCATCCGGATACCCGCCTTACGCTGACCGCCATCCCATGCTCGCCCGGCGTGAGGGAGGGGTCGAAGGGCTTCGGATCGCCCAAGACCTCGTACACGCCTGACCATGGGGCTGGGATCTCGACCGAGCAGCCGCGCAGATCGCCTCGGAAACCCTTCGGGAAATGCAGCTTGAGGTCGCATGCGGTGCCGAACTGACGGACGGATGACTCGAGGTCTTCGCCCGATGGGCTGTCGACCAGAACGTTCCCGACATCAATCCGCTCGGGCTTGCCCTGAACGGGAGCTCCGAACGGGTCGCTCTCACCGAACGTCGGCCGCAGCACGGCGACCTGAACGCCTTTAAGCGCGAACGGCATGTCATTCACCCCCGTAGGGCGAGACGACGCAGGCCGCCGGCATCCCGATGCCGAGGGAAAGCTTCTCGGAACCGGTGAGGAACAGGGACGAGTAGCCGCTTGTGCCGAACGATGCGCCGCGGGAGTAGGATCCCGCGGACATGTTCACCTGCGTCGCGCCATACGGAATCCCGCCGTCATCGTCGATGGCGCGGGATGCGACGTCGCAGCATACGTCTGCGAGGGTTTCCGCGAACTCGGCTGACGGCGAGTCATAGGAGATGCCGGAGGCGTTCATCTCCGATCGCATCGTGCGGGATGCCTTTCCCAGCCATACGGAGAGGTATTCTTCGCCTCCTTCGACCGATGGATAAGCCGCCCTGAACTGTTCGACGGTTGCGAACGCCTCCATATTGCTACTCCTTGTCCTTGCTCTTCCCCGCCTTCTTACGCGGAGCCGGCTTCTTCACGAAGCCCTTCTCGACCAATCCGTTCACCCTGGCGGCGGTCCCCTCGAACGTGTCGCCTACGTGGTAGGTGTTCTCGGGGACGCACCCGAGCCCGGTCTCGAGGTCGTAGAAGTCCCTAACAACCTCGGCCTTCATGTTAGGCTCCTGTCGTTGTGGTGCTGCCGGAGCCGTAGACCTGGATGAGGTCGCCCGCGACGGCCTTGGTGCCGTAGCTGTAGAAGACGCCGAAGCCGATGGCGTTGGACAGCTGGATGCGCTCTGCAGGCGCGATGGTCGGCAGGACGGGCTGCGCTACGGCGCCCTCCGCCATTGCGATGGCGTTCACGCCCTGCGGCAGGTAGACGGAGCTGAACACGCGCACGCCGTGGAACGTCGCGAACTCCTCGGAGTTTGCGTCATGGGAAACAGCGTCGAAGTACGTGCGCAGCGCGCCGTACATCGCAGGTGCGCAGACAACGGCGATCATGTCGCGCTCGACGCCGTCAACGAAGTCGTTGGACGTGGTCTCGACTGCCTGGATAAGCTCCTCGGCGATCTCCTCGACCTTGGTCTTCGCGGTCGTGAATGCCGTGCCGTTGGTCGCGGCCTCGGAGAAGAACGCACGCTCGAGCTCGCGGATCATGGCCTTCTGTGCGGATGCGGCCTCGCGCTCCACAAGGGCGTCCACGCCGTACAGGCTGACATCCTTCTGCTCGACCTCTACGACGATCTCCTTGTCGACGTTGACCTGGACGACTACGGGCTCTGCCTCAACGGCCTGGCCCTTGCCGGCAGCGCGTGCGGTGCCGTAGGCGTTGCTGGTCTTGTTTGCGAAACGCTTGGCCTCGTAGGTGCCTGCGCCGGGCGTGCCGGACAGTGCGTTGTTCTTCAGCTGCGAGGAGATGCACTTCTTCTGAACGTTTGCGATAACCGCGCCGTACTGCTCGGCGAGGTAGTCCTTGCCCGTGGTCGTGAGCAGGATGTTGAGTGACGAAATACGTGCCATTTATGGCCTCCATTCTTTTAGAAAATCATTGGAATGTCCGTTTTCTTGGAGGGCACGGGATTCTCGCCGCCGTCGTGCATGTCGCCGTATTTCGGGGTCTCTGCGGCCTTCTGGGCAAGGAAGATGGCGTTCTCCTCGACGTCGCCGCTCATGCGTGCGAGCATCGCCGCGTCCACCTTATGCTCCGCCGCCGCCTTGGCTATCGCCTCGGCCCGCTCCTTCTCGGCCCTGTACTGCTCGACTTCGGCCTTGTACCTGTCGCGCTCCTCCACCGCCTTCTGCAGTTCGCTCTTGGAAGCCTCGGCAGCCTCGTCGTATGCCTTGGCCTTCCTCGCGAGCTCCTCGTAGTCGGCGTACTTCGCCCTCTCGCGCTTCAGGCGGTCGCCGATGATGGCGTCCATCTCGGCCTGCGTGAAGGTGCGCTCGGGCTCCGCAGGTGCGCCCTGCGTGGCGTTGTCCACCGCGTTGGTGTTCTCCTCGGGCATGTCAGCCCCTTTCCCAGCCTCTGGCTGTCGTCTCGTTCCGCGCGATGCCCGCGCGTGGGCATTAAAAAAGCGCCCCGCAGGACGCTTGATTAATCGTTCGTAAAACGTACGTTTTCCGTACCATGCTATTTAGGCCACTTGACTTCTCGGAACTCGTGGCCGCACGCGACGCGCGTGTCGGCGTATAACTCGATGCCGGCAAGGTCGCACTGGATGCAGAACGTTATGTCCTCGCCGCCCGAGTTGAAGGCGTCGCGGCACTCGTAGACGCTCGGGACGTCCAGCTTCGTGCGCGTCTGGTCCACCCACTCGAACCACGGGAACTCGACGCGCTCGAACACCGACGTGCGGATGAGTGCGCAGCCGAGGCCGCCGCCTTTCACGCGTATCAGGTGCTCGCCGCGCTCGCGCATGTCGCGGAGTTCCGCATCGTCGAACATCTGCCAGTTCCATGCTGGCTTATACAGCGTCGTGTGCCGGTTCTCGCCGCGTGCGTAGCGGTTCAGGTAGTAGCCCATCACGAAGTCGACGTCGTGCTCCAGAAGGCATTTCAGAGCGTCCTGCGGCAGCGAAATGTCGTTGTCCACCATCAGCACGAAGTCGTAGTGTGCATTCAGCGCATCCGCCGCGATGCGGTTGCGCGCCATGGCGCACCCGTAGCCTGAACGCGGCTTGTAGTCCACCTCGTTCCCGCACAGGTCGAGCCGCCATAGCGACTCGCTCGTGGCCTGCGATATGCCGCCGTCGTAGGTGGGTACCTCGATGAGGATGCGCATGGGGGCCTCCTAACAAGAAAGCACCCCGGAGGGCGCTTGATTCCGAAAAAAGCTGCAAGTATCTGACTTTGCTTATGAAGCAAACCCCAAGAAGCATGCGGTAGTACTTGTATTACGTGCTGATCTTTAGTAAAATATTATTACCGGTGAAAAGCGCCCGCCGACTTCGGGGGGGATCAGCATGCATCACCGGTTCCTTATTTTTAGGATCCGCTCTCCGCACACCACCATGACTTCATCGTAGTTTTCCCTGTACTTGCCGCGTAACAATCGTTCCGCTTCCTGAGCCATCGATTCGAAAGATACATCAGGATATGAAGAAACTACCGTTACATCTAATACGAGGTTTCGACTTTGCCCGATAGCGTCTTCGAACTGATGGTCAATCGTGTTCTTTCCAATTGCTCTCGCCTTAGTATTACCTTCTGGCTGCTTTATCTCCCATTTCGTTTCCGATAAAGAATCCGCGTTTCCTGATATAATGTAAATGTCAGAGGTCCTTCCCTCCCCAGACGGCTTTCTAAAACGTACCTTATATCCGTTTGCTTGCAGCCTATAGGCGGTTTCCTTCTCTTTCTTTTTCGGCTTTGCGTCTGGCTCTTTTCCCGGTTCCGGCAATGGTGTCTTGTCGTACATCCACTGCCTGTCTCGCGTGTCCATTTCTTGGACAATACGCTTCATGAGATAGTCGTTGAATCCGTTAGCTTGCTTGCCAAGCTCTCTGCGGAGCTTGGCATCTTTCTCTGGATCCTCACTCAACGGGATAGGCGTACGTTCTCCTCGACCGTACAGGTCGCGTTCCTCTTGAGTTAACGAGTCCCAATCTTTCTTGACCTCGTCATAGTCTCCGATAGTTTTTCGGCATTGTCGATAGCGCTCGTACATGCCTTGGTAGTCGTACCCTTC